TCCTCAGACACGTTAATAAGCAGCTGGCCGGCGTTTGAAAGGTCCCGTAGGTAAATAGGTGACATACTCAGGTTAGGCCCGTCTGCAGCGCGTGAGCGCTCTAGGGACGGCTCTATAATGTCTATTATTTCGTAACCGTGCATTTGTGCTTTTTTGAACGCGTCAGCTTTAACGGTGCTTATATAAAAGTCACCCCGCGGCCCAGCAATAATAAAGCATACGTGGCCTGTTTCGTTTGCGCGTTCCTGTGCCCTCTGTTCTTTTGTTTTGAATTTCTCCATAGTCTTGCCCTCTATAAAAAAAGTAAACTAATCCCGGTACACTATTGCAGTGTCCGGGTAACCTTTGTCTGTCCTGTAAGTAACTGGGTAACAGCTGGTAAGCCCTGAAAAGCCTTTACCGTTACCGCTAAGCTTTGCTGCAGCTGGGGCGTCTTCGTCCAGCTCCTGAAAGCCCTTTTTACGCATTGTTTCAGCCTTTGCGGGGAAAGCTGTAATAAATTTTCCGGTAAACTGGTCCCGGTCATCACAGAAAGCCCAGCAAAGCCCGTATTTGCCTTTTATGACCTTTGCCCGGACCCGGACGCCTTCAAGGTCATACAGACCCTTAAAGCTGCTGAGGCCGTTATTTTCGGCTATGTCAAGCTTTAGCTCTAGCAAACGCCTGTGCAAGCCGTCCCCTACGCGGCTAGCTGCACAGTCCATGCTCTCCATGTCTGCGCGCTGGGCCTGTCTCTTGTCCGTGGCCGCTATTTGGGCGCGTATGCTTTCTGCCTCTGCCGTCCAGTCCGTTACTGTTTCTGTCATGGTCTTGCCCTCCATAATTAGAAATCTGAATTTTCATTAAAGCCGTTTACAATCCAGTCAACTTGCCCCATAAACTCTTCGTGTACGCAGCTGCTAGCCAGCGCGGCTGAAATAAGTTTACGTGCAGTGACTTTGCCAACTTTGTAACGCTTCATTATTGTACTTGTCAAATTGAATAACCTTATATTAAGGTCTTCACCTTCTACCATTCCAGCGTTAACAAAGTCTTTTACTTTTTTATTGTTATCCATGGTTTGCCCTCCGTAGGATAGAAACAGGGCGCCCCGGAAGTGGGACGCCCCAAGCAGTTATATTAAGTGGTCCAAAGTATTTTTTTTCTGAGGCTGTCCCGTTTGTATATCTTAGTTGTTATTTCAATCTTTTTGTTCTCAAGGTCAAGTATGACAATCCCAGCACCGCCGCTATGAAGACTGCAGCCCATTTCCCATTTATGGAAAATCATATCTCCTTTAACGTCAACTGTAAAATAAATTTCACCGCTTTTAGTTGTAAAGGTAAATACTACGTCTTTTTCAAAAATGCGCAGTTTGCCGGCTGCAGAATATTTAAAATAGTTGTAAGTTTCCCGCTGGTCTTTATTCTGCATTATTGCTTCGCGCAAATCATAACCCAGCGTTTCAAACTCTATAACCTCTTCAATCTCTACAGTAATACCGCCTACCTCTTTTGTTTTAAGTGCCGTCATGGTCTTGCCCTCCATAGACAAAATGGTGACCAGCGCGGGGGCACAAAGGGCAAGTTTGTGGAGTTCCCCCTTGCTGGCCGTGTTAAGTGTGTTAAGTGTTTGAGTCATTTACTTGCCCTTTGCTTAATGCTTACAGTGTCATTATTATATATAATTGAGCTTAAATGCAAATACTATTTGCAAAAAAAATCAATTTTAGGGCAGATATTTTTAAAAAGGCGCTCTAGGCGGGTATTGCTGGCCGTTTTCGGCATATAAAAATATTTAATATTTTCGGGAATTATACATAAAAAAAGGGCCTGTGTGCTTGGCCGACTAATCACACAGGCCCCGGGCAGAGTATGGCAAGCCACACTCTATTTATTAAGTTTTCTCTTGTCTTCTGAAAAAATGAACATGCAAGCAACGCCACAGAGTCCCAAAAATTTAAGGTCGCTTATTGTTTTTACTTCGTGGACCGCAATATAAACAAGCGCAGCAATGAAGTATACGCGGTTTGACTTCAGGGCCTTTAGCCCGTTCTCTGCGCTCAGGTATACACGCGTTAGAAACTCCGTTACCTTATTTTTCTTTTTCTCTTTTACTGGTTCACTCATAATAATTACCTCCGTTGTTTTTCTGATAAAATGCGTACTGATTCGGCCAAAGCTTTTAAATGTATAGCCGTGTCTGTCTGCGCCTTTGCTATTTCCTTTTGGTCCTGTACTATGGATTGCGGGAAATACCAAACGGGCAGCCCGTCCGGCGTAGTCTTGTTATGTAATGAGTGTAATGTTTTCACTTTGTCGTTAGTATCTATAGCAACTTCTTTAGTGTCTTTGCATATTTGATTATGCCCGTTATCACCGTTGCCGTTATTTTTAGTGCCTTTAAGTTTTATAATCATAGCTACAAATCTGTCTATAATTATGATTGCGAAAACTCCGCCAATTCCCAGCTGTACTAGTACGCTTTCTCCCATGTTAGCCCCTTCATTTAATAAATTTTGCTACAGCGCCTTTGGCAATATGAGCCATTAGCCATATAAAAGCAAGTACGAAAATAAGGACCACTGCCACAAGGCCAATGCCGTATAACGCACTATTACTGTTTTTGTTAGTTATAACATCGTCCCCCACGTCCCCCGTTTTTACGCTGTCCTGTAGAGTCTCAAACTTTTGGTTAATAGTAGTTTCTACCTCACTTTTAAAGCTGGTAAAAGACTGCTGCACTTTAGTAAGGTCCCCGGAAAGCGTAGTAATTTTCTCTTGCATTTCCTGTGCCGTCTTCTGGTTACCCTTAACGGCGTTTGCAAGTTCGTTGCTGGGCTTCACAGTTTGAGAATTACACCCGCACTGTGAAGCCATTACAGCAACTAAGCAGAGTATGGAAAGAGCCGCCATTATAACTTTGTCTTTTATTGTCATTTTATCCCGGTCCATACTCATTTTTATTACCTCTTATATAAAGTCAATGAATTTTCTAAGTAAGCCAATTTCAGACGGTGTAATAAGTATGCCGTCTTTACCTTGCTTTACTTTCGTTTCTTCGCGTTCCATTACCGCGGCCAGCTTACTTTTGCTTATCTGTACCGCAAGGTATGTAAGCGTTATTTCCTTCTGGCCCAGCTCAGAAAATTTAATAGCAATTTCCCGCTGTTTTTTATTTTCCTCCGCCACTTCCTCTTTGGTCATTTTGTCATAATCCGGGGGCGGCTCTGGCATTTGCGGCCGGGGCTTTCCGTATACCTCTTGGTATATTGCGTCATTAAGTTTAACAAACTTCTTTTGCTCTTTTTCCATAGCGTCCCGCAGCCCTAGTAAATCGAAATTTTCATCTATTCCAATATACAGCTTGCAGAATTTTTCCAAAGCTTGGTAAACCGGTGCAATGCTAAGGCAAATGTCCCCAGCTTCGCAGTCTACGCTTTTTTCCCGCCGTGTAGGCACTTCGTCTGTTTTCTCTTTGTCTTTTTCCACTTTGTCTTTTTTGTCGGCCATGTTCATACCTTTCTAAAAATAAGTTATTCTGCTGGCTCTGGCTCAGGTGCCGGCTCAGCTGTTTCTATTTTACCCTCAATTTCCGTAACAATCTCTGCAGCTTTCCCGCTGTAACTGGGGTCAGCCTTTTTTAGCAGCGTTTCAGAAACAAAGCCGAAAACCTCTTTAATTTTGGCTTGCTGCTCTTCTGTAAATTCTTCCAGCAGCGCGCTTGCTGCTTTCCCGCCGGCTACAAGCAAAGAGCTTTTAAGCCCCGTTGTAAGCTGTAGCCCCAGCTGGTCTTTTTTCTTCTGTACGTTTTCCGTGTAACTTAATACTGAGTCTGCCATTTTTCTAACCTTTCAAAATAAAATTAAGTGGCTAAGTTAATTAAGTCCGTATCTACCATTACCAAATCAAAGCCCCCAACTACGCCTATATCATCTGCAGAGACTTCCACGCACTCTATGCGTATATCTGTCTTTTCCGGCAGCTGGCCGGCTGGGACCCCGTAACGGTATTGCCAATAAGGCGTACCGTCATTTATTACCTCTATCTGTCCTTTGGTTTGCCATGCACCGTTAACTCCGTTATTCGGTCTGGCTTTCCATTTAAATTTTACTGATTCACGGCTAACAGAGCTGCCCCCATCACTCATACCCACGTAACCTTTAATAAAAAAGCCAGTGTAACCGTTTGGTATTGTATATATAGCTTGCTGCGTCTGTCCGTCCCCAGCCATGATATACGCAGCCGTTGTACCGCCCCCGGAAATACGTACAGTTAAGTTACCGTCATTAGTTCCCACGGTGCCGGCAGTCAGTACAACAACTCTGTAAATTCTTAACCAAGTCCCGGGAATAGCTACTGCAGTAGTACCGTCAAGCGTTACCGTTTCGTCTTGCCGGTCCCAGTTAGAATCTAAGCCGTAAATTATTACAGTCTGTGCCCCGGTCCCAGCTGGGCTGCCGTCATCGTTTGTACTGTCGCTTATAACCTCCATGGACTGCGCGGTAGTAGGGAAAAACGCATACAGGCCGCCGGCGCCCCAAACGTCCTCCGGGTCCGTGGTTGTATCCACGTCAGGGTTATGCCCAAACTTGTTAATAGAAAAATGCCCGGGCACATTGCCTTTGGCTACTTCAAGCAAAAAGTTTTCGTCTGAAAATCTACTCATTTTATTTATTCCTTAATACCAACCGTCCGTACCTTCCCAGTGAATTATTAAAGCATTACCCGGGGCAAGTGTATAGCTTGCATTAACGCCAAGCAGTTTGTCTGACCAGTGTTTACTATTCTATACTCTTTACCGCTAGTGCCTCCGGCCGGCAGTGTCGCTACAAGTGTAGCGCTGGTAGAGTTAAAAAATAATACGTGGTCCAGCTCAGTTATAGTGTAATTTGCAGTCTTTCTGGCAAGCGCCCTATATACCCCGTTAGTCTGTATAAGGTTGCTAGCGTCTATATCATAAGTAAATAATACTTTATCCCCAAGGTGCCCAATATCAGAAGTTAAAGCAAAGGCAAGGTTACCAGCGTGGTAATGGTTAAGCTCTACAAGTGGGCCGGTAGTCTCTTTAACTATTTTGTAATCACCCGTTACACCGTCAAAGTATAACGGTTTTTCATCGCCTAAGTAAACGCCGTCAGTAACATAAAGCAAGTTATTAAAAGTAAGGTATGTACCGGAAACTATAAAAGTTAAATTATCTATTTCATAACTTACGGCCCCTACTACCATTTCGTTAGCCTGTGTAGTAGTAGCTGCCCTACCAAGTGCTATAGCTTCGCTGTGGCTTGCCGTTGCACTCCTACCCAGTGCCGTTGCGCTTGTACCGGCTGAGGCGTCAGCCCCAAGAGCCGTAGCAGAAAAGCTGCTCGTACTTGCACTATATCCGATTGCGGTACTTGCATTTCCTCCGGTATTTGCACTACGTCCAACTACTACCACTTGCGCGTTAGTATTTGTTATTGAAAAGCCAATTATAACAGAGTCAAAGCTAGAGCAACTTGTATTATATCCAATAATAACGTTTTGCCCAGTTACCCCGCCTGAGCTTGCATTATAGCCCATTACTACAGAGTCAGCCCCTGAAGCGCTGGCACCATTTCCAAGTACAGTACTGTAGTCACCTGTGGCAGTAGCACTGGCACCGAAAGCCTCAGCGCTTGTGCCGGTCCCGGCTGGACGGGCCGAAACATTGCCGATAAAATCAACTGAATTATTAAAGGTAAGCACTGTGCCGGAAACTATAAAAGCTAAAGTGTCTATTTCATACGTAGCCGCTCCTACTACCATTTCATTAGCTTGTGTAGTTGCTGCAGCTCTACCCAGTGCTATTGATTCACTAGAAGTAGCGTCTGCGTCCCGGCCAATAGCTATAGAATCAGAGCCGCCAGTTGAACCATAGCCAATAGAAACACCGCTAGCACTGTTTGCAGTGTGGCCTATTGACGTGCCAGACGTTCCTACTACTGCTTGGTAACCTACGGCTACGCCTGTTTGGTTTACTGAAGCTTGGTAACCTATTGCCACTGAGTTATTAAAACTAATTGCAGCGTCAGCGCCAATTAAAACAGAGCTTCCAGCTGTACTTGAAATACTGTAACCAACTATTACCGTGTTTGTCCCGGTCCCGTCTGATTCTGCCCCTACCACTACTGTATTGTCTTCCCCGGAAACTGCTTGGTACCCTATTGCTATACCATTTGTGGCCGTATTAACTTCTGATTCTCTGCCCACTGCCACGCCGTATGCGTTATTTATAACCGTAGAAAGGTAACCTATAGCAACTGCGCTAGAGGCTCCGCTTGCTATGCTTGTATCTCTTCCGATTATTACAGAATACAAGGCACCGCTTGCCCCGTCACCTATTGCCACTGCAGAGCCGCCGGACGTTACGCCGTTTGCGCCTATTGCAATGCCGCGCCCTGAAGCTGTAGCGCCGTCCCCTATTGCTACGCCGTAGTCACCCGTACCAGAGGCCGCAGTACCTATTATTACGCAGTCAACAAAACCCACATTAGTAGAGTTTAAACCTATAACAACTGAGGCCCCAGCTGAAACAGCGCTACGGCCTATAGCAACACCCCCGGCCCCTGAAACTATTGATCCGTTACCTATTGCTATTACGTTATCATTTTGGGCGTTAATTCCGCCGCCTATTGCTACAGTCCTATTGCCGGTACCGCTGGAAGAGGCACCAATAATAACACCTTGACGCCGTGTATATGTATGGCCCTCACCTATTAAAATACTGTTAATGTCTGAAGTGGTCATATTAGGGCCTATAATAATTGTACCAGTAGCCCCGGCCACTGAGTCAGTACCTATAACAATTGATTCTAAAAAGCCAGCCGTGGCACCATGGCCAAGCGCTATAGCGTCATCACCCACAGCGGACGCCCCGGACCCGAAAGCCTCAGAATCCGTGCCAGCTGTTTCCTGTCCAGCTGATATAGTCCCGTCTAAAACGCTGGGCGCGTCTGTCGCGCCTCTTATAAAATAGTCCCAGCCGTCCGCTATGTCACCGTCTGCATAATAATGCGTGCAAGTAGTAGTAGAGCCGGCAAATGTACCGCCTGAGGCAAAGCCGTAATACTGGTAAGTAAATACACCGCTTGCGCCCTGCTGGGCATAAGTACGCACTCCGTATGAGTGTGAGCTTGAAGCGTTTACCACGCCGTTAGAATAATTGCGCACATATATACCAACTAAGCCAGTGTCAAGCGTGCCGTTATAAACTGCGTTTTGTACTTCAATGCCAGTAAGGTTTTGTATTGTCTCTGCTCCGTTATTAAGCTGGGTTGTAATATATGCACCCCAAAGGCCGCTAGACGTGTCACCGCTTGTGCCATTGTGGACTATTGAGCTATAAATATTATACTTGTCTATGCCGGCCGTGATTATGTCCCCGGCTTCGCTTACGTCTAGTATTGCGTCTGCAGCCCCGGTATTATTTCCCACGTCAAGGCTTGCAAAAGTTGCGCCGCCGTCAAAGGTAACCGGACCGCCAAAACGTGAGGGCGCCGTACCGTTTTGATATATACAATAGTCAATATTTGAAAGCTCATTAAAGTACTGCATATATGCCGTACCTGAGGAAGTGCCGTCTATATCCATTTCCACGTAATGGCCGGCTATGTCCCCGCTCATTACTGCAGACGGTCCTAAGTTTCTTACAAAAGTTTTCTGCCCGATCATCCAGCCAGTAACGCCCAGCCCTGTACTAAAATTTTGCACTACTATGTCGTTACCTACCAGCTCAGTAGTTGTACCAGTGCTGGAAAGTGAAGCGGAAGAGCTGGCCCCTATTATTTCGCCCATTACTCCGCCTGTCTGGTTTAGACTTGCGCTTACCTGTGAGCCAATTAAAAAGTCTGACGCGTCAGTAGCGCCGGCAGATTTACTAAGACTAACTGCAAAGCCTTTATAAGTGTCTGCAGTGTCAATACTAGAGGCTACAATTTGAAAACTTGTACCTACACTTGGCGTACTACCTATTGCACTGTTTTCATAAATACCAAAGCCGGCATTTTCTACCAGTATGTAACCGTTAGTTGTAACAAATTCCAGCCAATCCAACTCATGCCCAAGACTACCAATTTTTATTTGGTGATCTTTTGAAGTTGTGGCACCATGGCCCAACGCTATACAGTCCTCATGGCCGGCCGTTACTCCGTGCCCTATTGCAATGCTGTAACTATCCGTAATACTTGCGCCGTAACCTATGGCCACTGTTTCAGTATAGCAGCTGGCCCCGCTGCCTATTACTACTGATTCGGCCAAATTGCCTACCACGTTATACCCTATTGCTACGGTATCATTACCCCCGGCCCCGGTGTTTGCGTCTGTGCCCATAGCTATAGACCTGTCCCCGGCAGCGTCAGCGCTATTACCTATTGCCGTTGCGTCATCTCCTAAGGCAGAGCCGCCGGCGCCGAAAGCTTCAGAGGCAATACCAGCCAAAGCTTGGCCGGCTGAAATCGTACCAGCAAAGTAGCTGTCTATATTATCTGCAATGTATACCCCCCAGTCCCAGCTTGCCCCGGTTACATAAACTGCGTAGCTGTCACCTGAGACGCCGGCAAAGTCAAGCGCATTATAATAGGCGCCGTATACATTAGTAACAGTAGTGCCCACTGCTGCGCTAAGCTGGAAGTAGTCACCGTACAAGTTAGTTATATTGCAGCCAGAGTACATTATTTGTGAGTGGTAGTCACCGTATACGCTGCCGCTTACTTCCCCGTAAATTGACTGCGTAATATAGTCACCGTATACGTTATACCAGAAAGCGTTAACGCCGTCCCGCATTTCCGTAAAAGTTCCTCTTACTACTGCGCCGCTGCCACCTACGCCTTGCCCTTCAAAATAAACATATTGCTTGGTACCTTCTACGGGGTTGTTACTTACTTCCCCAGTGTCAGCAACGAACAAATAATTATAAGTACCTACAATGCGTGAGCCAAGAGTAGCGCCGGCAAATACGCGGCAAAAGTTTGCGGTACCTGTTAACCAGCCGTCTATACTTTCGTTTATGCGTAATTCATTCCATACGCCCGTAATCTGTCCCCACGTATTACCGGGGTCATCATAATCAAAGTAGGACCGGTGCCCTATAAAGTGATCAGTACCAGTAGAGCTGCCGGCAGTTTTAACCGCCTGTATGTCATAACCAGTAAGCGGCCCGTCTGAGTCCCAAGTATTATTAAGCAGCTGTATTGCCGGTGTAAGTCCCCCCACTGGTATAGGCAGTACCCAAGACTGCGTTAATGTATGCCCTGAAGTTGCAAGCTCTAAATTACTAAGTAACGCGTGGTCACTCCCGGCACCGCCGCCCCCGGATCCTCCGCCCTCCGCTATGTGGAAAGTTTCTGTATCTTGGTAAAATCGCCCAAGTGTAATTTTAATTCCGCTTGGCGGCTCCGTGGTAGTCCACGCCCCGGGCGTAGTCTGAGAAAGGTAATAAATTTTAGACGGGTCACCGGCCCAGCCAGTCTTTACCCAGTTCCCGGCTTTTAAAAATCTACCCTCTACAGCTTCGGCCGTGTCCTCAGTCAGTATAAAAACCAAAGCACAATTAGCTATAGTGTCTGCCTGTGCTTTCTTTGCTTTACCCGTTGCGTCAAAGGTATACCATTCCCCCTCAATACCGCCGTTACCAATTGCTACCTCTGCAGTAACCCAGCCCCCGGCGTGGTCCGCTGTCCTGAAGTTATCATTATAATCCTCTTGCGGATTATTCCCGGTACCTTCGGGGAGTTCGTATTGTGCTTGTGCTGTCTGATTGTCAGCCATTTTATACCCTTTCTATTTCTTGTTTCATAATGTCGAAACCTTCACGCCCCGGACCGCGCCCAGTGACTACAGGCCGCACGCCTAGCCAGTAATGGTTAGAGGCTATGCCGCCAAAGTCAATAGCATTTTGCGCGTCTGTATACGTGTAATTATCAGTAAGGCCAATACTTAAATGCTCAGCAATTACAGTAGTGCCGTCAGTGTCATATACTATTATGTCGTAATCGTCAACGTCCCCAGCTTGCCAGCCTTGCCACTCCCAAGCAGCAAGTGCGGCCGCTCCCATACCTGAGTTACGGTTAGTGTATTCCCATATTACCTTTACGTCCGTATCTTCGGTTTTGGTCCGCCGGCCAAGCGCGCCCCGGGTGCTGTCTTCTATCTGCAGCCGGTCAGTATGCGTAGCTTTCCGGGTCCAGTTTCTAAATGTATACTCATACGTTTGCACCTCTGCCAAATCCTCCGGGCCGTCCCCGCGTAAATTGAAAGGCGCAAATTTTAAATATACTATTTTGCCCATCCACTCCGCGGGTATCTCAATTTTATTATAACTTATACCCACGTGTAATACTACAGTGTTTGCAGCCACGGTATGCGGCTTATAAAAAGTGTAGTCTTTTTGGCGTACCATATTACGTAACTGTATGTCAGACCCGGACGCCACGGCCTCACGGTAAGTACAAAATTCTAAATTTTCAAGCGTGCCCTCAAAACCTGTAGGCACTTCCCCTACTAGGCAGTAACTTAAATTATTGCGCTGGTTTGTCCGGGTGTAACTTACTAGCGTACTTTCCGGGTATGCGTCCGTATTAACTTTAAAACGCCGCTCATACTTTCCCACGTCCTCTACCAAGTCTGCCACGTTTGCAAACTGAGTTAAGCGCGTTACATAAAAGAAATTGTCCGGGGCGTCAAGGCTGGCCCATACGTCACAGTACGTAGTATTTTCCCCGGTCCGTGCTGCAGTAAGTCCCAAGTGGGGCACGTCATTATTATAGCGTGCGTCCTCTTCCCATACTACAGGTATAACGTCCTCTGGCTGGCCTATATTTGTTTCTTCGCTTATACTGGGGTCGTAGTCTATATTTTCGTAGCTTACTATATAGTCTTCGTCAATAATCCAGCTAACAGTTACCCCGGCCCCTACGTCTGCCGGCGGGTCATCAATACTAAACACTCTGCAGCGCTGGTTATTTATATTGTCATTTGGAAAATTAAGCAAGTAACTTTCGCCGTGTCTTATTTTCAGCCAGCGGCCGTTAAGCACGGTAGTATGTATTGCATTTTGAAAGCGTCCAATTTTCCAGCCCTTCCAAGCCATTTTAGAAATTACTGCGGGGTTAGAAAACATATTGTAATTAAGATTTTCTTCTATTACTTCCCCGTCCAAGTCTTGGCTTAACATGTCATCTAACTGAAAAGTTGCGTCACGCTTATAACCATTAAGTCTGTTTTCATAAATAACGTTAAGACGGTTTGGGCAAAGTCCTATATCCTTCATGCTGGTACTTATTATTGCAAGGTCCGCCGTACCCTGTCCGGTAATGCTTAATACGTCATCTTCCGTAATAGGGTCAATTTGCGCTAGCGGGTCATTGACATTAGGCATAAAAAAACCAAATTTCCCTTGGTCCGTCTGGTATGGGTGTGCTTGTAAGTGTCCCAGTATATCACGTATAACAGCCCCCACGTTACGCTTACGTAATACACTAAATGACATGCCAATACGGTTATCAAAGCAAGTACCGGCAAGTGCCGTAAGCTGTGTAGCGTCTACTATATCAGTGTCAAGGCCCCGGGTGTTTTTAAAAAGGTCATAAATAATATGCCCCGGGTTAGCGTCAATTATAAGCTCCATTGTATGGTAATTATTAAGCGTGTCATAACCTGAATAATAAAGCGTACCGTTTGGCCCTTCGTAAGCGCTTCCAGCATATCCGGGCATGCCGGCAAGCGGGGACCCTGTAGCACTGTCCCACCATTCATTATTAACCTGTATTGGCGCTGCAGTATTTGTAATAAACTGCTGCGTTTCCCGGTCATAAGTTAAGTACCCTATTTTATCATAATCCGGGTCAGGCGGTCCGGGGCTAAAGCCCATGTCTACGCCAAGCACGCACTGGCTGCCATATACTGCCACTATTGCGTTAGGTGTTGACATAAGTAACGGCCAAGTAGTAGAGTCCAGCACGTTACCTGTAAAGTCTATCATGTAAAGCGTACCAGCTGAGCCTTGCCAAAATATAAAGTCTTCGTTTGCCGCTATGTCGTTTGCATTATCTATGCCGCCCATATCATACGTGGCAAGCAGAGTAGTACCGGCATAATTAACTTTATGCAAATTATTAAAAGGGCTAAACTGGTTATCCTCAGCAATAAAAATATAATCATTAGTTACGGCTACCTCTATACCCTCAAAATTTGAGGACCCCGCCGGCGTATAAATTACGGTCTTGGTATAGCTACCGCGCTGTAATTCTGTCTGCTCATTATTCACATTACTTACAGTTTTTGAAAACTTAAATAATTGTATTTCGCCGTCTATGTCATTACCGTTAATTATGTTAATATAGGTTTTGCTTTTCGTGTAGGTTAAGCACGCGTCCCACTGGAAAGCAAAATTAAGCCCAAGCGGGGTTAAGTCTACAGTCTTTTGCAAATCCCACTTAGAATTATATACTTTCATTTCCGTACTGGTAAGCGTTATAATTTGGTCGTACTTGTCTCTTAATACAACGTCCCCGCCCTCTGTCTGCTCTGTTACTTTGTTAAGAACATACGGCGCCACGTTTGTTATAGCTGCGTCCCATGGCAAGTTATGGGCCTCACTTGATATAGTTGGCATGCTTGCGTTATCTTCGCCAAGGTACCAATTATTAAAGTAAGTATACGCAATGCGTTTTAATGGTACTACGTCCTCTGCTCTTATATCCCAGTCCGGGTTAACTGTCTGCTCAGGGGTCCCCCGGTAAACAGTTAAAGCGCTGTCTGCTTCGGGTACTAAAATATCGTCATTTTTCCACATACGCGTTACGTCAAGTATGCCCCGGCCAAGGCCAAGCGCTGCCCACGTCCAGTACTTATAACCGGTTACGGTTTTCTGTCCGCCCTTACCGCCTTGCTCTACTTTCTTTTTCCGCAGCGGTCCTTTGTATATCCAGTTACCTTTAATTTTATTAACGCCGTAATGCAAGCCCACTGCTGCGCCCTCTTCGGACGTGTTCAGGTTAAGAGCTGTATACGGGTCCGGGGCCTCCGGTGCCTCCGGGGGAAATAGTACGGACCCTAGAACGCCGCCGGCAATGTAACCCGGGGCGCCAAGCCATGCACCTAGGCCAAACGTAAGGCCCAGCCGCGCTGCTGCACTAAAATTGTCATTAGGTCTACCGCCCATTATTTTCTAGCTCCATTACTTTTATAGTCCTGTATACTGTCTTTAGGCTATCAACTTGTAAAAGCCGCTGAAAGCGCACAGTACCCCCGCTGGGGTTATGTATAATATAATCCGGGTCACGCTGCACAATAATACCGCAATGGCTTTCTATTCCGTTATACATGAATGTTACAAGGTCCCCGGTCTGCCTGTCATCAAATGGGACCGGCCGGCCAAATTGCATTATAAAGCGCCTGAACGTGTCCGGGTCCACTTCTTTGCCTAGTAGCCAATCACGGTGTACCGTAGGCAGCTTTACGCCCTCAGGGACGCAGCCAGCGCGTTTAAAAGGGGTAATAGCACACATTGCACAATGGCTGCCCTTATACGGCTGTACTGAGTTCCAAATATAGGGACTATCCAGTAAGCTTTTAGCGTACTCCACTATTTCAGCCCTTACGCGCTCAGATTCAAGCGTATTGGGGACGCCCTGAGCGTTTGAGGCTCCCGGCGCGCAATTAGCCGTATTTTCTGAAACGGCGTTAGAGGCTAAATTAGAGGCTTTCACGGTCATAATAATATTATCCCATTTGCTCAGGCCGTGGGACGTGCCTAAACCCAAGAAAATTAACAGTATTTGCCAAGTTTGCGCAGCCGCCGTATGTTTTCTGGCAGTGCGGCCATGCTGTATACTGGTCCCCGGCTGCAATAGCAGCGCTAAACGGGGGCATAAGCTTAAACTGGCCCGTTGTATACTCCTGTATTACGCTTTCTTCCCCGGCAAGGGTCCCAGTGTCCATACGGACCTTGCCCCGGTTAAAAAAGCCGTCAAGCTCTGTACGGCTTGCATCAATTAACAGCCTGTCACTGCTGCCGGCCTGAGCTGCCCCCACAACTTTTATAGTGTCCCAATTTATAGTACACTCTACAGGGTCCCCGAAAATTAAGTTACACTGCTCAGCGTATATGTCAGGGGGCACGTTCTTTTTAAGTAAAAAGAAAATGTCCCTAAATTCCATTTCAAGAGAAAGCCGGGAAAGCTCTACCTTTCCAGTAGTGCCCCCGAATTTTAACCGGTTGTTTAAGTCTTCATTGCCAAGCTCTGCTTGGTATAGACGAAAAAAGCCCCGGTCCAGTTCGCGCCGGTTCCTTATTTTGTTTAAGTCTATGAGACTTTTATTATAATCTGAAAGCCTGAGGGAAACACGCATAGTATTAACTTTTATACTTGCTTCCATTTCGTTAGAGTCCCGGGAAATAGTAGCCGGGGGGTATACGTTACCGCCGAAAGTTACAGGCTCACTAAAAGTAGTAAAGCGCTCATACACGCCGCCGGTTTTATATTCAAATTCGTACAGCTCTACAAGCTCTAAATTTTGTTTGTCCGGGTCAAAAACCATTAGTATATACTTTCCTCTTTAATGCCCACTTTTGCGTTAGTCAAATCATACGCGCTAAGTATTGCCTCAGGCGTGCCGTTAAATCTGCAGCGCCGTAAAAAGTACCCTTCTATCTCCACGTCCCCGGTATCAGCTGCTAGTATTTCTATTTCGCCGCTGTCTACATACGTTACCGTATAGTCCGGGCCTTCGGTAAGCAGTGAGCCGCCTACCCATACTGAAAAGCCAAGCGCTTCCTCTATATTCCAGACCTTGTAAGTGCGGTCAGCTTCGCCGGCTATACTGTAAGTGCGCAACGCTTGGAAAGTCTCAGCCCCGGCCCCGGCTTTATTTCCAATTGTATTGCGGTTAATTTTATTTCCTACTAGGCCGTATTCGTCACGGAATAAAAAAGAATCTTGCAGCGTACCCACGTTAAGTATAACCTCTGCAAGCTGCAGCTTGTCTGCCTCTTTGAGCTGCCTAAGTGGTATGCTGAAAGTGGCCCAGTCATAAGCATCATGTACAAGCTCTTGCGTTACAGTTTTATTGGCGTTTTGCTGCAGAGTTATTAGGCTTGCGTATGACGCGCCGTAACCGTAAGAAAAACACCTTACTACGTCATTTAAAATAAAAGTTTTCTTGGCCATACTTTACCCTTTAACTTATTACGTACCCTTGCTTCATTGTTTCGTTAAGCTGCCGCGCAAATTTGGGGTCCTTTAACATCATATCCTTAACGCCCCGGGCGTCCGGGCTGTTAAACACAAAATTAACTTGCTGCGGTTCCCCGCCTCCGCCGCCACTGGCAATACCAAGGCGGCCCCGTTCGTCTTGCTGCAGCGGTATAACTGCCTCTGGCCCAGCTTCACCTATAAGCGCCGGCGTGGGACCCCGGACCACTCCGCCGTTAGCCATGGCTACAAGCCCGTTACGTGCGGCCGGTGCCGGTGTGCCCCCGGATATGCTAGCCATAATAGCGCGCTGCACTGCCATACGTACCAGCTGGTCTGAAAGGTCCCTTAATGCGTCCCCAAAAGATTTAGCGCCAAGTGCTGCGTCTGTAAGACTGCTAGCCACTGAGTCTGCCACGTCCTCAAATTTAATTTTAAATTTCTCCGCAGCTTCGGTGTTTTTCTCTGTGCTTTTTGCTATTTTTTCGTCTATCTCTTCGGCCATGTCCATAAACTCTAGGGCACGCCGTCCCCTTTCGTCTGCAGCCTCTTGCTGCTCCCTCATAGCTTCGTTAACTTCGCGCTCAGCTTCGGCCCTTTTTTCTGCAGCCTCTTTAAGTCTCTTTTCGTGGTTTTCTTGCTGCTCCATTGCTGTTAGCTGGTCTTCCAATTCCTGAGTTACTTTATTCTGTGCTATTTCCACGTCTAAAACTTTGTCTTTCATTTCTGCGGTAACCGTTTTTAAGTCTTCACTCAGTACGCCAACTTCTTTATATTCCATCTGCAGCGCGTTCATAGCGTCCCGGCTACTGTCCTTAAAATTACCTACAGCTATACGGGCCTCAGCTATTGCGTTAGTTGCGTCCTGAGAGAAAAAGCTAGCTATGCCCTGTGCCTTTTCCAGAAAGTCCGAAATATCTTGTATAAGGTCCATTACTACCAGCTTAAAAACTCCGGTAATAGTATTACCTATTGCAATATACACGTTAGCAATGCGCTTGCCAAAATGGTCAGCAACGGTACCCATTATTTTAAAAATACCTTTCCAAATTTCCAGCCCTGTTTTAAAGTGGCCAATAAATTTAGCCATGGCTATTTGGCCTTTAAGGAAAGGCTTACTTACTGCGCCTTCTACTCCTGAGAGTACGCGCACTACGTCAGTAGCAAACTTTACAACGTCTTTAAGCACGCCCAAAAAGCCAGCGTCCCCGGTCTGTAACATTGCTTCCTCAACTGCAGACTTGAAAGTAAGCCAAGCACCGCTTAACGTTTCTTCCATTAGCTTTGCATTTTTCCGGGCCGTACCCTCTGCGTCTTCGTTTGCCTCTTTTAGTTTTTCCATCATGTTTATATTTTTGGAAAGTATAAGAGCGCTGCCGGCAAATCGTTTTTGAAAAATAGTTGTAGCTGCGGCCGTGTCCATTTGAGATTCACGCAGAGCCTTAAACGCGCCAATAATTCCCACTTTCTCCGGGTTAACTTGGTCCATAGTAAGCCCCAAGTCTTCTATCTGCTGCTTGGCCTCTTCTGTAGGCTTAACCAGTGAAAGCATCATACCGCGCAGAGACGTACCAGCCATGCTGCCTTTTATACCTGAGTTAGCAAGCGCCCCAGCTGCGGCCGCTGTTTCTTCAAGTGATATGCCCAGCGTACCAGCTGTGGCCCCGGCAAACTTCATAGTTTCAGCCAAAGCCTCTACAGTAGTGTTAGAGCTATTGGCCGTATTTACAAATACGTCACTAACTTGCTGCGCGTCTTCAGCTGCAAGGCTATACTGCCGTATAGTGTTTGCCGTAATGGCAGAGGCTTGCCCAAGTTCCAGCTGGGCAGCTGTAGCCAAGTCAAGTGTAGAGCCTATAGCTGCTATACTTTCCTCAACTTCAAAACCAGCCCGGGAAAGTTCAAGTAATCCCTCTGCAGCCTGTGACGCGCTAAAGCGTGTACTTGCGCCAAGCTCACGCGCTCTATTTTTAAACTGCTCCATTTCGTCAGCAGTAGCCCCGGTAGTACCCTGTAACATTGCCATTTGGTCCTCAAAGCCGGCAATAGTTGTTATGGTCTGCTTTAATGCAACGGCACCGCCTATAGCTGCAAAAGCTGTTTTCATGCTGCTACCAAAACTGCGCATTTGTCCGCTGGTTTTTTTAGTTTGCATGCCCATACCGGCAAGCGCTTTTTTAAATGTCCGTGCGCCGGCTACAGCGCCCCGGGCGCTTATTCCTACTATCAGCTTTGCAACGTCTACCATGTTAGTTTTCTTTCAATAAATTTGGCATTTTCTTTTTAGTCTTTTTGGGCTTGGTTAACTTTCTCCAAGTGTCATCTAAGCGGCAAATAAGGTTATAAAGAAACTCTTTTATTTCCGGGTCACGAAAACCCCGAATTTCTAACCAGTCTTTTATTGCTGTTACGCTTATGGGTGACATGGTGTAACCTATTTGCCTCCTGTTATGCAACTCTATAAAAGCTTCCCAAATCGGTGCTAAAAAAAATGACAATTCCGGCTCTTGCTCTAGCGCTTTTATTCTGCGGCCTTTCTTTTCCAGCGCCCGTAATCGTGGTAAATATTCCCCCCATTCTATTAACCACTCTAGGCGCTCAATTAGTTTCCCGCTGCAGCGTCTTCATTGTCTTTAAGGAATAATTCGCGCTCTTGGCATAAATGGAAAAGCTCTTTATAAAAATCGTAGCTTTTCTCCATTATTTCAAGTGCAAGCTCTTTGGAAAAGGGGACCGGCTTACCTTTGTCATACATATTACGCCAGTCAAGCAAAATAGTATTGGCTATTGCTTCCCGCATAATATTGTCTGCTTCGTCCGGGTCCATGGTTTTATTTTCAAAACTCCGCGCGCGGTCCTTACCAATTCTAAGCATAAACTCTTTATATTTTTTGGAATTGAGGCGCGCTATTTTAACCTCAAAGCCGCTGGCATACGTTACCCATACGCCGGCGTTTTCCTTTTCCGGGTCTGTAAAGAGGCTAGAAAGCTCTAGCCCCTTTACTTCTTTTTTGTCTTCCACTTTTGCCACTTCCTTTTTGTCATTGTCGGCCATAATAACACCTTTCGTATAATAAGAATTAAAAGAACAATTAAGCCGCTGGCCAAACTACCAAGCGTGCCGTTATGTTTTCCGTGGGGTCCATGTAAGCTTCGAAGCTTATGCTTTCCACTACTTCAGAATCTACCCCGCCGGCTACTGTTTCGTTATCTGCTTGCTGGTAACTTGGAATTTCCAGTACCATTGCGTTACCCAGTCCCAGCGCGCCTGTAGTTTCCCCGTCCTCAATAGCAACGGCAAAGCCACTGGCAGTATGGGCAAGGTATTTATTTTTCTGCGCAAGGCTTGTAAACAGTAATTCAAGGTCCCCGGTAACACCAAAGCGGCCAATACCTACGCTGTTAAGGGCAAGCTCCCCAGCGCAGCGGATTTCCCGCAAGTTATTTGTAATTTCAATAGACCCGGAAACAAGGCAAACGCTGCCATAGTCTACGTTAATAAACTGTATGTCATTTGCAGAGCTTACTACTGGGTTATCATTTACAGCATTAGGGCTGCCGTCCCCGCTTGTGGCAGTCTTGGCCTCTTCCTGTTTCCCCATAAAAGAGAAAGTCCCGGTTATGCGGCCGTCTACCGGAATTTCCAAGCTATAACTTGAAACCATCATACCGGTAAACAGTGAGAAAATATTAGTAAGGTCTGTAAATTCCCGCTCAATTGAAAAGCTCGTTTCAGCAACGCCGTTAACAATCTGCGCGCCCTGTATAATTGTTTCTGCAGAGCCTACAGCGTCTACAAGGTCATCACCATTAGACACGGTAAAAGTAGTAGTAGTGGGGGCCGGTGTTGCTGCTACTTTAAAGTAACCGTTGTTAACTGCAGCTGCGCCGGTGTAGCCGCTTACGCGTACCCACTGGCCAGCAGTAGGGGTAGTAGTCCACGTGCCGGCAGCAATTGTAAAAAGGTCTGAGGCAGCCGTAACGTCAACTGCTGCAGCGCTTACTACTGTAGCTGCAGAGGACCAAGCAGCAGCCATAAAAAGCGCTCTGAAAAAGTCCTCATAACTGACCATAGAAAGCTCAGTATTAATGTCACCTTCAGCCATAATGCCGGTGCGTATAATATCCGGTATTTGTCTGTCGCTTCGTATTTCGTCTGAGACTTCGGTACTCTTTGTGCCCTTCAAGCTTTCACTTGTAAAACGCAAATTTGTCATTTTTGGGTTACCGGTTATAACACCCCACGTGCTTTCCTCCCAGTAACGCAACGCTACTCTGTTAGAATCACTCATTTTAAAAACTCCTATTAAAAAATTAGTTGACTAAATCAACCCAAAAAATTATAGGTACGTTAACTTGGTATCTACCATTAACGCGCCCTACTGGAAAGGGTGACGGATTCTGAAAACGTATTACCGAGTTTTCAGCGTCCCCCACGTTATATTTTTTATATGCAAAGGCGGCTATAATATCATTAACAGCCGCGTTAACTGCTGCTTTGTCATTACCGAAAAATCCTATTACCTGAAATTCCAGCGTACCTGTCAAACGGTACCGGACCCCGGCGCCACTGTCAATAGAAATAGGCGTGCTAGGCTGGTACCGTGTAAAGGCGCGCAAGTATGCTGCGTCATCTGGTTTAGTAAATTTTTCCTCATTATCATACTGTATAGAGTACGTGCCGCCAAGGTCAGTGTTTACCTGTGCGTCTATAAAAGCGTCTATTTCAGCGTATGCCATATTATACCCTTTAACCTAATTGCATAGACACGGAGTTTATAGCGTCCCGCAGCATTGCCCGGGGGGCCATTTTTTCAGTGCCAAACTCTAGGTAAACTGTGTACTCTACATTATTAAAAATAAAAATTACTTCCCCTATACCTTCGTTTTTCAAAAAGTATAGCTGCTGCACTGCGTCACTTACCGGGGACGCCCCCACGCCTTTTATATCGTCATTGTCACGGCCTACCATTACTTGCCAGTTACCCACGCTAAGCCCAGTGTCTACGGCGCGCCGGTCCTCTTGATTTTTTACAGTCTCTTTTAAAATCATAAGCGCAACTTTCCGCAGCAGTTTACCAAACTGTACACTTGTTTTTTTCTGGAAAGCTACCAAGTTTTTAAAAAACTGTTCAGTATCAATAGTTAACGTCTGGTCTATTGCCATTATCTAGCAGCCCTTATACGGTAAGCCTGTACTAAGTCCCCGCTGGTAATGGGGTCTACCCCTGTAACTCTATAAGTGTGACTGTCCAAACTGTCTACCACTTTCATAGTATTATAAGGGTCAAAAGGTAAGTCTTTTGCAGAAATCAAAAACAGTATAATATTGTCTTCTGCATTTTCGCCGGCCCTGAGTTCGTCAGCTGCCCGGGGCGGGGACCCCTTACGAGTGTACGGGCTGCTTACGTCATCTTTGACATGAAAAACAAAATTACGCCCGTAGCCTTCTATAATGTCATCAACTTTAGCGGCTAGTGCGTTTTCGTCAAGGTCACGGCTCATAATTAACCCCTTGTTACTTCAGAATTTGCCCCGGACCGTTTAAGCAGTCCATTTAGCAAAGAGTCTACTTTACTAGAAATTTCACTGCCGGAGTTACCGCCTAAAAATTCCTGTTCTATTTCTATAACGTCAATTTTAATTTTCTCCGCTTTCAGCTGGCCCGGGTTATCCAAGTCAGGAAAAGCACTCCCGCTGTCTGCATAGTATACGGCTACCTCTACTGTAGCTTGCTCAATTTGCGCCGGTATTTCGTCACTGTCAATTACCCAGCCGTCAGAGTCTACCACGTCAGACCGGGGCCACGCTAGGGCCTGAGTCTCACTTGCTTTATACCCTTTCCACGCGCCGTTATATTTCGTGTCAAGGTACCGCGTGCCATTGTTAAGCGCTACTTTCTTTTCGTCTTCAGTATAACTGTCTGGCCATGCTAGGCCGTAGTCAGTTATTACTTGGTCAGCGTCCGTAACGCTTATATAGCTTGTGGCGTCACTTTTTCCGCTGCCGTCCTCAACTACAAAATTAACAGCCATGTATTACCCCTTATTTCTCTTTGTTTTCTTTTTCAGGTTTGCTGGCCGCTTTTTTCTTGGCCGGCTTTTTCTCTTCTTTTTTCTTTTCACCCTCTAGCAAAATTTCTGAGCCGTCAAGGTTAGTATACCCGCGTGCCCTATAGCTTGCAAGGTCCGAAACTCTCACGGCCTCTACGCCGCCTTTTCCTAAAATTTCTTTTGTTTTCATTTTTCCACTTTCATTTAAAAAAGAGGCGGGGACTGCGCGCCGTTTTCCGCACTTTGCACAGCCCCGCATAATTGGCATTGTTTACCCTTCGGCCTCTTCGCTAAGGAAATCTACAAGGGCTTCTTTCTTTTCGGTAAAAGTCATACCCTCCGCAAACTCAATATCTATAGCATATACTGCTATAAGTTCGTCAAGTTTTTTCCCGCTATTACATTTAGCCGCAAGCTCTGCAAGCGTAGGCTCCGGGTCCGGGTCAGGTTCCGCGGCTTTGCTAGCAGCTGCCCCCTCCCTTTTCCAGCCGTCTTTCAACCACGCTGCAGCATCAGAGACGTTAATAATACGCTTTTCCTTGCCTTTGGTTACTATACACGTAGGCAATGCCCGGGACGGGCTGGCAAATGACGCAAGAAAAGCAAGAGACAAAAAAGCAAACATTACAATAAACATTAGGCTCATGTCGGCCCCTTTCAAAAAGTGCGGGGCGGCCACGGAATTGCAGCCGCCCCTAGGTTACTAGTCTTTGTATGCTCTTACAGCAAGGTTACCGTCCAGTGTCTTAACGCCAAAAAGCACGTCAAGCACTACAACAACCTTAGAGTTATCACCGTCATAATAGAGACGTGACCGTATAGCAAGGTTTGTTACGGGGTCCTGTACAGAGAAAACCCGGGCGCCCAGTTCATTAGGCAGCTCAAAAGGCAGCTGGCCAAATGCAAGGGCAAACGCGTTTTTATGGTAAGCCATATTCTGTACTGAGCTTGCAACAATAAGCCCCGTTACAACTGCATCGTCCGCAACGTCTGCAGCAAGTGCCGGGGTAAAACTTACGTCACCTTCGCCACCTGTAAAAGTAACGTCAGCAGTGACGGCGTAACGCTGAGTATTTCCAGCAATTACGAAAGTGTCACCTACAAGCCATGTGCCGCCGTCTGTTACGCTGTCAATGTGAATAGTTGTAACACCCGCAGAATATCCAGCCGCATTGTCAATAGCTCCCGTAGCGTCCGCGCATACTCCGCCGGTATGTGTGGGCACGTTCTGGTTAGCAAAAAAGTTAAGGCCGTAACGCATGCCAAGGGCACCGCTTACCTGAGTGCTTACGCCTTCCTGTCCAGCACCTTGCCACTGGGCAAAAGCTGAGTTAGAAAGTAAGTTAGCTTCCATTTCGCCGTCAACCATATAAAACATGTTCATAGAGTCTTTAATTGGAACGGCATTATCAAAGAGGACTTTACGCGGTCCGGTTACGTCTGTAACAACGCTTCCCGGTGTTGCGTTCAGGTCATATACCCACGGCACCTGTAGGTACAGCTGTACCAACGTCTGGTCAATAAAATCAGCCAGCGCGTAAGCTGCGGGGCGTATATGGTCATCAATAATTTTCTGCTCTGAGAAAGCAAGCTCTTTGTCTGTCAATTCAAAGCGTACCTCTTTCCAGTAGTCAAGTGAGAGCTGGACCTGTTTACTGGTAATGTCCTGAGAGGACCCGGGGGCGTCCTGAGCTGTGAAAGTGCTAGGGCCTTTAATATTGATTTTCTGACCCTTGCCGAAAGCGCGGCGCTCCTCATCGTAACCACGGTGTACGGTGTTTGCCATACCCAGCGCTTTTTCAAGCTGTATAAGTGCTTCCTGTGCGTAAAATTCCGGTACATAATAACCTAGTGAGTTTGCCATAATGCAAAACCTTTCTTAAAATAATTAGCGGGGCTATTCCCCCATTACAAGTTTTAGGCCCTCTTTTGCGGCCCGTTCTCTTGCGGCCCTGTACTTCACAGGGTCCCGCGCTTCCTCTTGGCTTATTACAAGTTTCCCGGCGTCCGCGGTCCCGGCTATGGACTGCTTACCAGCTCCGCCGCCTCCGCTGCTTTCCGCGCCTTTAAAAGCAAAAGGAAACTCTTTTACAAAGCCTTTAATAAGAGCGTCAATAGTAATTGGCTTGGCTTCACCGTCAACGGCTGGCTCCCCTGTTTCTGTAAGCACCTGTATTTCGTAATCGTCTTCTGTTTCAACTACGCGCACGCGGTCCCTTACATGTGGCAGCAAGTTTTTAACGTTGCCTTTAGCTTCAGTAATTGCGGTTATTGCTTGGTTATCAATAAGCAAAGTACGCAGTTTACCCATAAGCTTTTCATTTTTAGAATTGAGGCCGGCGGTAACTTCCTCATGCTGCGTTATAAGCTGGTCAGCCTGAGCCTTTAGCTTTCTCTGTACTTCAGCTTCCATGTCAATATTACCGGCGTCAAATTCTGCAAGCTTCTGCTGGGCCTCTATGGCGGCGTCTAAATCAACGTCTTTATACTTCTCGTATGCCTTCGCTGATTTTGCCAAATTCTCTTTGGCGGTCCGCTCTGCGTTCAGCGCCTTTTTAAGCGCTGCAGTGTCCGCAAGCTCAAAGCTTCCAACGGGTGAAGCGTTCAGAATATGCCGGCCGTTATCCTCTCGATAATAACCGCGTAACGCTTCGGGGACTGTTTCCAAATTTTCCACAACTGTTAACAATTCGTCAGCCATTTTATTTGCTCCTATACAAAAATGGTCTTACCAAAGTCTCTTTGGCGGCGCGCCTCTCGCACTGCCAGACCTTTTTTTAAATTAAATGCCCCAGCCGCGGGGGTCCCGGGCTGCGAAACCGGGACCCCCTGAAAACCACAAAAAGAAAAAACAGCCGTAAGCATATTATGCGCTTTCCTCTTTGAGCGGGTTACCCGCTCTGTTAAGTCCAAAGTCTTTAAGCGGTATTGTCCCGCCGTTACCGTCTACAAATGCGTCTACACTCTGCACCTTGCCGCTGCGGTACATATCCGCCCGGACCGGTCCAAGTAATTTATTTTGCGTTTCTTTGTCTTGGTTTTTTATCCAAGTATCAAAACTTTCAGCCGCCGGTATATCCCCAGCCATACGCGCGCGCTGGTCCGGGCGCAACGTTGCGGGGTCTATGCCCATTTCTTCCCAGCTCTTTAACACTGGCACGGTAGTAGACCTGCAGTTAACATGCTGGGGCGGACGCTCCCCGGATTCCACGGGGTATACGTTGCCATGCAATGACATGCAAATATAAGTAGTACGGTCATCTAAAGTAGCCACGTACTCTACGCCGGCTACCACGTCCGCGTTAGCTTCGTATACTGCTTGGCGTGCCCTATTCTGTATAGCGTTTGCTGCAGTCCGGGCCACTGCCTCTGCGTTATTCACTGCGCGCCCTATTCCGTTTGTACTGAACGCGCCAAAGTCTCTGTCTAATAAATCTGCTGCCATTTTCTTTATGCTCTTACCTTGTACCATGTCAGCTTTTATAGTTTCGTATACGTCCGTCTGTATGTCAGCGCCCAGCTTACTAAACCAGTCATTAAGTAATTTACCGTCAGAAAAAGGACGCTCCATTACAATAGCTTGCAGCAAGTCAGGCCCGGGCACTATAAAGTTAATTTGCGGTATAGCAGCTTGCTTTAACTGTTCTATTGTTACTTCTACCTCTTCGCCCATTACCTCACGCAGTGTAGTATTAAGGCGCGTAGTAACACGGTCCCAGCCCATACCGTTTTCAATTGCGTTACGTAATTCTATAAGTCTAAAGTCATTTAGTTTAAGGCTGTTAAACGGCAAGTCTTGTAACTGCTTTGCAATGTCAGGTAATACCCTGTTACGCATAAGCTGTACAATGTCATTAGCTATATCATCAGCTATGCCCTTTTGTTCAAGCACGCGGAATAATGAGCTTTCTAATAATTGTTCGTTTGCCGTAGCCATTTAATTTATAACCCCACTGTTTCTGTAGTCTGCGGCTGTCCGGCTGCAGCGTTAGCTACTGCTGCAGCTCCCAGCGGCCCGGGCTGTGCGCCGGTGCCCCCGCCCTCCGCTGTATTACCAGTTAAAAACCCTAGCCCCGGCGCACGGTCCGCCCGGGCACGTGCTGCTATTTCTGTAGCGTCACCGTCTGCAATGCGGCCGTAACGCTGCATTTCTTTTATAAAGTCCACGTGGCTAAGGTCCCCGTTTTTACGCATTTCTATTACGTCCTTAACCTCTTGCGCCGTCTTCGTTGCAAAAACAAAGTCTTGGTAAATATTATACTCTATATCCTCTAGTGGCACGTCATGGCCAAGCCATTTTAGATTATTCTGTATTACTTTCCGCATAGCTGTATTGGCTGCGTCTATCCAACTTTCTACTTGGCTGCGGCTCTTGTCTTCATTGGCTGCAATACCTGTAGCCTTGACGTTTGCCAGTCTTTGAACCATAGGGTTCATGCCCTGAGTCTCTAGGCGCTCCATAATGTCCCGTATGTCTTTCCAGCCATTTTCTGCCGGTGCCCCGCTTGTCTCTACGCGGCCAAGTTTTGCGTCTGGATTCTCAGTCAATATGGAATTAGTGGGGGCTATCATAAGCCCAGCTGCTACTTGCTCAGGTGTAAACCCGGACCCGAATATAAGGCCCAGCCGGTCAAAGCGTAATATATTTTTTTGGTCACTCATTGACTGCCATAACTCTAGGTTTGTCCAAGCCATGTTAAGGAATGGAGGCAGCGCAGTAAGCAGCGCAATTTTTTTAGTGTATGAAGTTACAAGCGGTATCTCCGTGGGGGTGTTTCCGTTTACAGTTATGTTACCGCTTTCAGCCTCAACTATTCCCCACTCTTCTTTTTTTGCACTGGTACTGCCGCGCTGTCTCTCTTTGCGCCGCCACACTTCGTAACTGTCAGCTTTAATAACCCGGATTTGGTCATATACTTGCTGCTCCCAGTTTGCCAAGTCTTCTATGTAAGTTTCCTGTATACGTATCTCTGTAAGTTTCTCTACACCGTTAGCCTGTCTGTCTGCTTTCCAGCCTATTACCTTTGGCGTCTCAAACACTGAGTTAATGGGCCGGCTTTCGCTGTCCGCTGTTTCGTTTTCCGGGTCCTCTACTTTTGAAAAGTCAGTATACGCACTGGCCACGCCCCAGCGCATAAGCACGCGGAAATATTCTTTAGCAAATTCTTGGTGCGTCATGCCTTCGCCGTCCATGTTTTCCATTATGGGGGCCATAGCCTCTTTAGCTTCGTCATTGTTTTTAATGTCCCAGTTAGAGGGACGGCTAAACGGTCTAGCTACATACGTTTCTATAGTATTGTCATAGGCATTATGTAAAAAGGACCGCTTAACGCGTACATTGTAATTTTTCTGTTTTTCGTCTGGCTCTTTTGGCGTCCACTTCGTACCGCCGGCACGCATAGCCGGGGTACCGCCCAGTAACCCTTTGCACAGGTCCCAGCTACCCTTTGTAGCCATGGCCATATATTGCTTACTTTTTGTGTCAACTGCCATTTAAAAGCCTCCGTTATATAGCTTGATTTTTCATTGTATAGCCGCCGTCTATCGGGTGACGCTTTACCACGTAATACCCTACACCGTCTGAATGGTGAGACCGCGCTTTATTAGTTTTTTTATCTATCTGTCCAGCCCCGCCGTCAAGCACTGTAGTTTCGTCAAAGTCTGTAACTATGTCTGCAGCGTTTGCGGGGTCTATTTTCATACGTACTACGCCGCTTGCACTTTCAAAGCGTGAGTTAACAGAATTAACGCGCACACGCTCCGGCGGGTTTTTAGTGGGGACCCGGAAAAAGAGACGGCCGCCAAAGTACGGTTTTAACTCTTGCCGTATAAGGTCCCAGTCTGAGCCTTGCACTTTTGCTGAGCCGCCGGCCCCGCCCGTTGCGTCACCGTAACAATATACAGCGCCCTTATGCTTTCCCCAAGTCTGCATAAGTGATTTACATACAGCCGGGGTAGTACTATTTTTAGGTATAGTAACCTGTCCTATAATGTATGTACAATCCTCACGGCTTTTACCGCGCTGCTCCCGGCTTTCCTGAATTACTGCAGCAGTACCCGGGGCAGTGTTAAAGTCAAAGCATAAATGCAGCGGCGCGCTAGGGTCATAAGGCAAGCGCTCTATTGCGTGTTTTTCTCTGTCAAATTTATGGTAAGCGCGGCCAGTAAAATATATAAACTCTGCTTCATACTCTTGCTTAAAGGTTAACTCGTCCATACGCCTTTCAGCGCGTGCAATTTCCCGGGCTGCTGCCTCTTCCCCTAAATACAGCGGCATAACGTCCCGGGACCGCCACCAATAATAGCCCCACTCGTCCGCGTTCTCTTCCTCTAGCGCAAACATAGCAGTTTTGTAATAGTGGTTATGTCCCTCAGGCACGCCGTACAAGTCAAGGCCGCCCAGCCGTTCAGAAAGCGCGGGGAAAATATGCTGCTCCACTGCTTCGGCTTTCATGTTTGGCGCTTCGTCAGCAAATACCCAGTTATAACTTGGACCCTCAAAGCGGTCTGGCTTGTCCATACCTATTAGCCAAATCATAGAGCCATTAAAAAGCTTTATCATTAAGTCCGTTTTGCTTTCGTCTACTATAAGCCCTTTACCATGGCCGTTAATTATCCTGTGTAAATCGTCCCAGTAATTACGCTTTACCTGTGCGTAAGTGGGGCAAGTAAACGCTATCCTGAAGTCAGGCCAAAACGTGTTAAGCAGTGCAAAGCGGACGCCCCGGCGCTTAGCTATTTGTGTTTTTCCTGAGCGCCGCCCAGCTGGTATAATATTAAAACGCTTCTGGCTGAGTTCATACGCAGCCTGTATAGCGCTAGGCGTAAAGTCCAGCGGGTCCGTAGCCGTTACAGATACGCGGCGCGCTCTCTCTTCAGCGGTAGGGGGCGCGTATAAGGTCATACTAGCCACGGCTTGCCCCCTCAAACTTAGTAAAAGAAATTCTATTTTCTTTAAGCCACGCCTTGGCCTGTTCAGGTGTAAACCGTGTACGCGGAAAGCGGTAACTCTGCGCAATGCTTGGGCCGGCGGGGTCACTCTTCAGCTGGCCGCCGTAAATCATAATGCCATTACGCAGCGTGCGCAGTACCCGTATGCGCTCAAAGGCGCCCGGGGTCCGCACTCTTGCTGCGTGAAAATTCGGGTAAGGCATTA